ATATCTAAGAGTTTTTCCAGTCTTATATATGAACAAAGGTGCTGCATCAAGTGCATCATTTGATGAGTATGAAGATAATAGACCTGATGCTACTGGCTTAGAGTGGAAAGCATCAAATGATAATATAAACGAAATTTATAAATTTCCTGTAACCGAGTCTGTTGTAAATACAAGAGATTTTGAAAGAACTTACTTAGTTTCAAGTTCAGTAGATGTTATGGTACCAGACCCTGCAAATCCTGGCACCGAAATTACACAATCAACTATTGATTATAGAAATGAAACTGTTACTGGAAGTGAAGAATACACTACACACTTAATTTCAACTAATCCTATATCAAGTGGAAGTATCTATGATTTTGCATATCCACTATTAAAGGAGAGGCTAAATGTGGTGTTTGGTAGTGGTAGTGTTATAAATGGATAAATAATTGAAATTACTCTTTGGAGATTTTCTTTATATTTATATGTGTAATTTGATATTAGTCAAATAATAATTTACTTGGAGAAAAAATAACATGGCAGAAAGAATCGTATCACCTGGTGTATTTACAAGAGAGAATGACCTCTCTTTCTTAGCACAAGGAATTGGAGAAATAGGAGCAGCAATCGTAGGACCTTTCAAACAAGGCCCTGCATTCGTACCTACAATCGTTAGAACTCAAAGTGAGTTCGAGGATATTTTTGGAACACCTGATGGGACTTACTATACCGAATATGCAGTACAAAACTACCTAAGAGAGGCAGGAACTGTAACTGTGGTAAGAGTAATGAACGAAGGAGGTTACTCACAGGCAACACCAGTTGGCCTATTGGCATCTGGGTCTGATAATACCACTAAAAAATTAGTAGGTATATTAAATTCAACTGAAAACGGAGATGCTGAAGTAGGATTTGGTTCATTCACAGTAACACCATCAATAACTACATCTGGTTCATTTGTAGTAAGCGGTAGTGGTATTGGTGAAGTATCATCATCTATTTTAGAATCTGCAGCAAATGATATTACTGATGTATTTGGTGTATCACCTTTAGGTTCTAAAGATGGATATACTTATGCATTCTTTAAGAACGCTGCATCAAATGTTGATTTAGAAGTTGCAGGTGGTGAGGCAGTTAATGCACTTGCACTACCAACTCAAGAATTTAACGGAGGAACTTTAAGTGATGATGTATCAACAACAGGTGCATCAGTTGCAAATACTCCATATATCCAATCACAACTTATATCTGGTGAGAGATACGACTTATTCAGATTCCATACACTTGGATATGGTAACAATGAAAACAAAAGATTTAAGATTTCAATCTCCAATGTAAAGGCTGCTGGTGAAGATGGTGGAACTGATTATTCTACATTCACAGTAACCGTAAGAGGTTTCTCTGATACTGACAAAAGAAAGTCAGTTTTAGAAACTTATAACAATGTAAACTTAGACCCTGCATCACCTAACTTTATTGCAAGAAGAATCGGTGATAGATTTATGACTATCGATTCTAATGGTAAAATTACTGAATATGGTGATTGGGTAAATAATTCAAAATATATTAGAGTAGAGGTTAAGGCACAAGGATTATATCCAGTATCTGCTGCACCTTTTGCACATGGTGCATACACAAACCCAGTAAAAACTACAACAGATGCTCAATCACTTTGGGTTCCTGCAGTAGTCTTTACATCTGGTTCACTTGGTAACACTGCTGGTTCACCAATTAACTATTCTGGTTTTGATTTCGAAACAACTGGTGTAAAATATGATAATGGACATTATCTAAACCCAATTCCAAATGGAGCACAAACTGGTTCAAACACTGCATTTGCATTCGATGGTAATGTAATTGGTGTTGACTTTGTAATGAGTGGGTCTGATTCATCTGATATGGTGAAAAGACAATTCTCAGTAGGATTCCAAGGTGGATTTGATGGTGGTTCTCCTGCAATTACTAAAAAGTATGGTACTGATATTACTGCAGGAAACTCACAAGGTTTAGATTTATCATCTTCAACTGCAAGTGGTTCAGTTGCTTACACTAAGGCATTAAATGCAATTTCAAATCAAGATGAGTACGATATCAATATGTTAGTAACACCTGGTGTTATTAGACAATTACACCCATCGGTAGTAACTAAAGCAATTGATATTGTTGAGGCAAGGTCTGATGCATTCTATATTGCTGACTTTGGTAAAGCAGATGCTACAATCAATGATATTACAACTCAAGCAAATGCAGTAGATTCTAACTATGTTGGAACTTACTATCCTTGGGTTAAGACAGTAGATACAAACACTAACAAATTAGTAAGTGTTCCACCTTCAGTATTATTACCGGCTGTTTATGCTGCAAATGATGCAATCGCTGCAGAGTGGTTTGCTCCTGCAGGTCTAAATAGAGGTGGTATCACAGGTGCGGCATCAGTATTGAATAGATTGACTCACTCTGAAAGAGATACTTTATATGAAAACAAAGTAAACCCAATTGCTTCATTCCCAGGACAAGGTATTGTTGCATTTGGACAAAAGACTCTACAAGATAAGGCTTCAGCATTAGATAGAATCAATGTAAGAAGATTATTGATTGCAGTTAAGAAGTTTGTTGCAAGTACTTCAAGATACTTAGTATTCGAACAAAACACTGCAGTTACAAGAGGTAGATTTATTAACACGGTACAACCTTACTTAGAAGGTATCCAACAAAGACAAGGATTGTATGCGTTCAAAGTAGTTATGGATGAGACTAACAACACACCAGATGTAGTTGATAGAAATATAATGGCTGGACAGATTTTCCTACAACCTGCTAAGACTGCTGAATTCATTGTAATTGATTTCAACATCTTACCAACTGGAGCATCTTTCTCGGCATAACAAAAAAGTGAATAACTAATATTTATTAGTATAAAGGAGAAAATAATAAAATGGCAGAAGTATTAGAATTTAACGAAATGTTCTTTACCAACTTCGAACCGAAGATGAAGAACAGATACATCATGGAAATTGATGGTATCCAATCGTACTTAATTAAGACGGCAAATAGACCTTCTATCAACTTTGAACAAGTTAAGTTAGACCATATCAACACTTATAGAAAACTTCAAGGTAAAGGAGAGTGGCAAGATTTAGAGATTACTCTATATGACCCAATCGTACCTTCAGGTGCACAACAAGTAATGGAATGGGTAAGATTAGGATATGAATCAATCACAGGTAGAAAAGGATACGCAGATTTCTACAAAAAGGATATTGATTTCTATATGTTAGGACCTGTTGGTGATAAAATCGAACAATGGAAACTAAAGGGAGCATTTATTGTTGCAGCAAACTTTAATGATTTAGATTTCTCCTCTAATGACCCTGCTGACATTTCTCTTACTTTAGCATACGATTACGCTATCTTAGAATATTAAAATATAATCCACTACTATTAATAAAGAGGGAGTTTATTCTTTTCGTAAGAATGACTCCTTTTTTTTTAACTTTTTTCTTTTTATATATTTATATACACAATTAAAGAACAAAAGTTATGAGTGAAAAACAATTTGACTTTCCAACGGAGGTTATTGATTTACCATCAGAGGGTAAAGTATATCCAACAGATAATCCTCTTTCTTCTGGTAAAGTAACACTAAAATACATGACTGCTAAAGAAGAAGATATTTTATCTTCACAAAACCTTATTAAAAAGGGTGTTGTGTTAGACAAATTATTTGAATCTATTGTAGTTGATGATATTAAGATTGATGATATTACAATTGGTGATAAAAATGCAATCATTCTTGCTACAAGAGTATTAGGTTACGGACCTGAATATCCAATGACATTCTACTCATCTAAATTAGGTGAATCAGTAAATGCAACCATTAACTTAGGTAAGGTTAGTACTAAGGAAGTAGACTTATCAGTATTTAACAATAAAAACGAATTTGAGTTTACAACTCCTGCAGGAAAAAACAAGTTAGTATTTAAGTTATTAACACATGGTGATGAAAAGGCAATTGAAAAAGATATTGCTGCATTAGAAAAATTTAACAAAGATGCATCCTTTGATATTACTACTCGATTGAGATATATGATACTTTCTGTTGATGGAAATGAAGATGTAGGTACTATCAACAAATTTGTATCAAATATGTTAGTTAGGGATAGTAGGGCATTTAGGAACTATGTCAAGAAAATCCAACCTGACATGGATATGACTTATACTCATGAGCATGAAGATGGTGAGAAGGAGGAAGTGCCCATTACCTTGGGCGTTAACTTTTTTTGGCCTGGGGAAGACTCATAGTGCACAAATGCACAACCAAATTTTCGAGTTGTGTTACCATGGGAACGGATTTATTCAGTCAGATGTATATCAAATGCCAACTTATTTGAGAAACTTCTATTATAAGAAATTATCAGAGACTAAGAAAAAAGAACAAGAGGCATACGATAAGGCAAATAAAAATATAAAAACACCTTCTAAAGTTAGGATAAGGAAGTAATACCTTTCTATCCTAACTTTTTTTGTATTCCAATATTTATAGTTGTATAATTACATAAAGGAATAACTTATGGCACGATATAAAATTTCAAAAGAAAATATCAATGAGTTTTTTGGTTTGTTTGGTAAAAAGAAAAAACCAAAGAATGTTGATGATTTAATTAAGAATGACCCAGTTCTTCAAAAATTGGATAAACAGATTGGTGACTTAAATAAAAAGGCTATGGACCGTTTGGAAAAAGACAAAGATGCTATGGATATATTAAAAAAAGCTGGTATCATTGTAAAATAACACTTAGTTTAGATGGCAGATTCTGGTAGAGAAATAAAAAACTTAGAAAAACTTCAGCAAGAGGAGCAAAGACTTTTAGCCTTACAAAAAGAAAGGGTAAAAGAAAAGAAGAAACTGCATCATATGCAAGAGAAGCAATTAAAAAGGCTTCAAGATGAGATAAAACTCAAGAAAAAAGATATAGAAGAAACGAAGAAGGCAAATAAAGAATATCTATCTTTTTCTAACTCATATAAAAAATTAACTCAAGATGTACAAAAGCAATTAAAAGGTAATAATAAAGATGCGGGTACATTTCTTAGTTTAGGTAGACAAATTGCAAATCAAAAGGCAGTAGAGGCTAGATATGCAGATGATATGAGTGACCATGGTCAAGCACAATATGAAGCTGCCCAAAATCGAAAAAGTATTTTAGAAGATATAACTTCAGACTTACTATCTCAGGCAAAAGCAACTCAACAAGCCGAAGACAAACTAAAAGGAATGTCTTCATTAGAACAACAAATTAGAGATTTCAAAGCAGAAGCTGCAGGAACATTATCTCCAGAACAAATCGAGCTCGGTGAAGAAGCATTAAGACAAACGGATGCACTAAGACAAAAACAAGAAAGATTAAATTATCTTCAAGAACAGCAATCTGAATTAACGGGTATGTTACCTGATGGTCTCCAAAAATCAATTGGATTTGCAAAGAGTTTAGGTAATGCAATTAAAGGAGGTTTGGGTCCATTATTTCTAGCAGGTGCAGTACTTGCTGCAGCACTAAAATCGTTTCTGGGTTTAGAAGAGAGTGCTAAAAAGTTTAGAGAGGAAACTGGTCTAACCAACTCTCAAATGGAAGGAATTCGTTCTCAGGCAAATCAAATAACCCAAGAGTTTGCTGAAACAGGTCTTGCTGCAGAAGATGTATTCAATACAATGTCTGCTCTTACAAAAGAATTTAGTGATGTTGCTCGTTTTAGTAATGAAGTACTTGCTGGATTAACACTATTAAATAAAAACTTTGGTGTATCTGCAGAAAGTGCTGGAAAAGTTCAAGGTATATTTGAACAAATCGGAGGATTATCCTCAGAGACTGCAACAAGTGTTCAATTACAAGTTGCCAATATGGCAAAACTTGCTGGAGTTGCACCTGCAAAAATATTTGAGGATATTGCTGAAAATGCTGAAATTGCATCTACTTTATTTCAAGGTGATGTTGAATCATTAACTAAGGCGGCAATAGAGGCAAGAAGATTGGGTACTAACTTAAAGTCAGTTGCTACAACATCTGAACACCTATTAGACTTTCAAGGAAATATTGGAGATGAATTAACTGCCGCAACTTTTGTTGGAGGTCAGTTTAATTTAACACAAGCTCGTTCTCTTGCTGCAGCAGGTAAAACTGTTGCTGCACAAAAAGAAGTTTTGAAACAACTTCAAAGAAGTGGTGATTTTAGAAAGAAAGACTACTTTACACAACAACAACTTGCAAAGGCAGCAGGTATGAGTGTTGAGGATATCAATAAACAATTAAATGCACAAGAAAAATTAAATTCACTATCATCTGAACAAAGAGCATTAGCAGAAAAAGCAATTGAACAAGGTTTGGATATTTCTAATATAAACAAAGAAGATTTAGCAAACCAAGTTGAATCGTTTTCTAAACAACAAGAACAACAAGCAGTATTAGAAAAAATATCAAATCAGTTTATGGGTATTGCATCAACGGTTGGTAGTGTATTAGTTCCAGTATTGGATGCAGTCGCACTTTTAATGAATGTAATATTATATCCGATACAACTAATAAGTGATTTATTTGGAAGTATTGGTGCAAAAATAAGTTCTATGATTGGTCCATTAGGTACAGTTGGTAAAATATTAAAAGGGTTAGCAGGTCTTGCAATTGTATATGCAGCATATTCTGCATTTACTGCAATTACTGCAGCATCAATTGGGTTTGGATTACCATTGGCCATCGCTGCAGCCGCAGCAATTACTACTGCAGGATTTGGATTATTATCTAAAGTAGGTGACCTTGCAATAGACCCAAATGGTGGACCTATTGTTGCATCTCCACGAGAAGGTGGTATATTCCAAGGTACTAAAAATGACGGTGTATCTATGGGCCCTGGATTTGGAACAAGTGGTGGAACTGGAGGAGGGCCAGACAGAACAGATGAATTAATTGCAGCAATAAAAGAAACTAAAGATGTTTATATGGATGGTAGAAGGGTTACTTCAAATGTTGGTAGAGCAGTTGAAAAGTCTACATATAATAACTTTGCAATATAATATAGTATGGCACAGACATTAGAAGAATTATTTAATAATGGTACATTGGAGAGAGGCCCTTTTGCAGGACAAACTCCTAAAGATGCCTTTACTCCAAGAAATGCTAATAAGATTCCATTATCATCTAACTCACCTGTAATCAATGGAACTACTATGAAACTTGTCAATAGACTCAGAAGTAGAAATGGTAGTATTTTAGAAGAAACGGTATTAGAACAAGAAACAACTGGTATTAGAGTTTTAGGAACACTTTCACAACCTTTATTATATGGACCAGAAATAGGTAGAATTACTTTAAGAGAAACACTTCCTCTTGGTGAGATGAAATTGGCAACAAGTGGTTTATTACCATCTGGCCCAATTGGTAAGGCATTCAAATCAGTAACTTCATTTGCAAGAAAAACATTAGGTATTCCTTCTCTTGCAACACCAACCTACACCCTAAGTGATGGTACTTTAGAATCACAAGACCAAATTCAAAAAAATTATGGTAGAACACTTCAAAAGATTAAAGATAGTGCAAATGGTTCTTTATTAGGTCAATTCTTAAAAGGTGGTATTGGTTCTTTAACTGACCCAAACCAATTGAAAGCAAAAGCAATTAGTGGGGCATTAGGTCTTGCAAAAGGATTTTTAAGAGATAAATTGATTGGTGGTGGTTCAACTCCACAAACTCCATTTGATTATGATGGGCTTCCAACTGCAAAAGAGGGAGCAAAGTTAATAAGAAATTATGGTAGTAAGAATGAGGCACCTGATAGAATATTATATGGAACACCTACTGGTTTCTTGTCATCACTTGCACCAATATTTAATAATGCATTTGGTAGTAAGTATAGTACTACAATAAAGGTAACTACTAAAGATAAGATAGATACATATGATAAATTTGTAAAAACTACAAATAAAGAAACTCCTATCTTTACGGAAAAGAAATCACAAGATAGACTTGAAGAAGGTGGTTTAATTGCAAAAATACCATTTCCTAAATTAGAATTAAACAAAGAACTTTCTCAACCAAAAAGAAGTGCAAAACTTAGTGATGTTGAAATCACACGAAGAAAAGATAGTGTAGAATCGAGTAAAGGTGATAAATACAATCAATCTTCTTTTGGTAATATAATTAATAAACAAGTTGCGTATGATATTGATGAGGGTTTACTACCAGATGGAAAAAATTCAATAGATGATTTAGATACAATTGTTCTAAAATTTGAATCAATAAAACAAAATAAGGCAGTAAATTTCTTAGCAACTCTAACAGGTTTATCAGAAACATTCTCACCAAGTTGGGATTCTTCTAAGTTTATAGGAAATCCATTTAGTTTTTACACTTATACAGGAAACGAGAGAGCACTTTCTTTTTCTTTCAGAGTCTTTTCACTAAATCCAAAAGAACATAAAGCAGCATGGGATAGACTAAACTTCTTAACTTCTTTAACATATCCACAAGATTATGAGGGTGATGCTGGATACATCACTCCACCATTTATAAGATTAACACTTGGTGATATGTATATTAAGAAAGAAGGATTTTTAAGTAGTTTATCATATTCAGTTGATGATAATGTGCCATGGGAAACTGAAAATAGTAGAAATTCAATTGATGGTGAAGAATCAATGAGTGGATACAAATTACCAAGAATAATCACAGTACAAACTGAATTTAAGACTATTGAACAAAGAAATAGTGTAAAGGGTCATAGATATTATCCATTTGCCCCAATAACTGAAACAACAACTTAATAATGGCAAGTAGATACGAAAATAATCAAACTAAAAAAACTAATGATGGAAGGACTGTATATCGTTCAAAGGTATATCCTACAATTCCATTAAGAGATTCTGATATTTATGTAGCTACTGAAACAGGTGATAGATTAGATACACTCGCAAATCAATATTATAATGATTCTTCTTTATGGTGGATTATTGCATCTGCAAATAATTTACAAGATGCTCCATTTGGATTAAAAGATGGAACTATTCTTAGAATACCAACAAATTATATTGAAATATTAAATAATTTCATTGAATAATGTGGCCAAAGTTATCAACAATAAACAAAGGGGTATATGATACCATTACTACCATTGATAACCAAACAGCAAGTCAATTAAATGTTTGGGTAAGATTAATAAGTGGTGTTGGTGATGGGTTGATTATGGTATCAAATCCAGATACTAAATTATTTGCTGCTGCAGGTGAGGCAGGAATCTATGGATTTAGAGGTTCTAAAGATGAAAGTGGATATAGTGGTACATTAGGGTATGATTGGCAAGGAAAACCTGTAAACCCTTTATCAGGTAGAAGTGGAAGACCTTCACCAATGTTAACCAATATGGAATTTACTGAAGGTGAAGACCAAATATCAAGAACAGGTAAATTTACAATAAAAGTATTTTCGTTAGAACAATTAGAAGTAATACAACAATACTTTATGGAACCTGGCTACCATGTCTTTATGGATTGGGGTTGGAATACAACTGAAGGTGCATTAGGTTTAGCAAGAGTTAAAACAAAAGATAAAGATGGTAATCCTGTATCACCTGGTACTATTGTTGCAAAGGCTGCAAATGATAATCTAAAACAAGCAAATATGCTTGATAAAAAGAATAAAACTAAAGGTCAGTATGATTCTTTCTTAGGATTTATTGTTGGTGGAACTGTTGCTGGAGGTGGTGAAACATTTGATGTCAATATAGAAGTAAGAGGAACACCACAACTTCCAACTTATTTTCAATCACATGAAGTTATATATAAAGAAGTTGGTGATAATAATGATATTTTAGCAGAACAAATTGCTGGCCCATTCGGACCTTCAAGTTTAGAAGATGGCGAAGAGGATGAAAATGCAACTGATTCTGTGGTAAAAAAGAGAAGATTTCGTGCATTATATAATTTACTACCATCAAAACGACAAATAAAACTTGTAAAAGATTTTATACACGATACAACTTTTAAGTATACTGATTTTATTAACTTAGATGCAGTAGTTCAAAAGAGTATAAACTCATATACAAAAAATGGATTTTGGGCAACTATTGCAAATTTTAGTTCAGATGCAGAAGAAACTGTTCAAGTTAGTGATGAATCAGGAAACACAAAAGATTTTACAATAGATAGGGCAGCATTATTTTCTGGTCAACAATACATAAGATTTGAAAAGGCAGTAGATATATTAAATCAAAATGGGGGTCTTTCTCATTTTAAGATGGGTGGTAATGAAGTTCGAGTACAATTAGATATAAGTGATGTAAAAATAGGTTCTTTCCCACTTATATTTTCAACAAAACCAGAATCTTTAGTAATTCCAGGTGTAATACCAGATTTTTCTAAACTATTATTTAATGAGGGTAAATTTGATTATAACCAAATACCTTCAATTAATAACTCGATTGATAATATTTCATTTACACAAAGTAAAGACCTTGATGAAGGTGGAATGAAAGACAAAAAACAATATTGGGGATATCTAAAAAATTTGTACATAAATGTACAGATGTTTGAAAATAAAATAACTCAATCTCAAAAAAATATACGAGAAATTATTTTAGACATTCTAAATGAAATGTCAAGTGCTGTAAATGGATTCTGGGATTTTCAAATAGTAGAGGGTGAAGCAAAAGATGGACAAGTCACCTTTTCAGTAATTGATAGAAATTGGGTTGGAGAAGCACCAAATATACCCAGAGAGTTTTATCATGATGGTGAAAAGAGTAGATTTTTAGATGCAAATTTAGATATTGATATTCCTGGTGAAATGGCCAATCAAATAATTGGGAAAAGACTTAAAGTGAGTGGAGGTGGCCAACAGGCAGAAGTAAAGGTAAATAATAATACATTTTTTTCAAACAAAACTGATAAATTTATGACATCTGCAAACTTCAAAGGAACCGACATCGAAGGGACAGATGCAACATCAGATTCAACCACACCTGCTGAAGGAAATGATGGTGAATTACAACAGGAGACATCTGAATTAAAATCAAAAGTATCATCCTTAAATAAACAAAATGATAATTTAGAAGGTCTTAGGGGAAAACTTAGAAGTTATAAAAATAAACCAAAATCCCAAATAGATGGTGAAAAATATCCTGTTACAATAAATGGTGTTGTTTATAATAGTAGAGGTGATATCAATAGAGAAGTAAATAGAATTAATAGTCAAATTAACAAAAATGATAGAGATATTAGAACTTCTAATAAAGAATTAAAAGAAAAAAATGAAGAGGCTATAGAAAGAAATCTGGAAAATAAAATTTCTGCATTAGAAGATAATATCAAAAAACTTGAAATACTACCAAATCCAGAATTAAAAACAAAGATAGATGTTGGTAGTGAGGCATTATCAAAACTATTAACATCTGCACCAAATCCAAGTGATGGTGATAATCTTTTTAGAAAATCATTTAGAATTTATTGTTTTAAGGATACTAATTTGTTAGATATTATAAAAAAGAGTAAATTATCAAAAGTATCTGGAAGAATGTCACATCCATTACCTATTAAATATGCATTTACAATTTTGGGTAATAGTGGACTACAAAGAGGGGATATGTTTAACATTATAGGAATTCCATCTAAGTACAAAAAGTATGGATTATTTCAGGTTAATGCTGTAACACATACAATAGAAGGTATGAGTTGGAAAACGAGAGTAGAAGGACTTTATAGACAAACACAATAATTATGAGTTTAGTTAGATATGACATATTATTAAAAAAACAAAAAAAGTCAATAGAAATGCCTTCTATAATTCCACATTTACCAAAGGTAACGGATAAGGATTATAAAAGAGGATATATAAAAAGATACTTTGTACAAAAGGCAAATGATAAGAATTCTGAAATTTTTGAAATTAATAATGCTAGATTCAATGTATTGGCAAATAATCCTTATTATTTAGTTGCTAGTATAGATTGGAGAATCAAAGGTTTACCAGAAGAAGTAAAAAACTCAAATAAAGAATCAACTCGTTTGGTATTTGATAAATTACCAAAACTTTCACTTTACCTCCCAAACTTATTACAATTTTATAAAAAATAATTTGGTAGTCTCAATATTTTTTCTTATATTTGATTAACCAAAAATGTATTCATAAATGAAGGTTACTGTTGTAGTTAGAACATATAATAGACCTCTATTTCTAAAAGAGGCACTTGCATCAATACACTTACAAACCCATAAAGATTGGGAAGTTCTTATATTTGATGATGGTGGTTTGTCTGAAACTTTCGAAATATACAAAGACTTCAAAAATCAAAACAAAGATAAACGAATACTATTTTTTTCATCAAACGAACCTTATTATTATTTTAAGAAAAGTTGGACAACTGCACCAAAATTGGCAGAAGGTGAAATAATGGTTAGATTAGATGATGATGATATTTTAGAAAAGGATACTTTAGAATTTTTGTCAAATACATACATAGAACATAAAGACTTAGATTTCTCTTATGGTTCAACTATTTTCTTTGAAGGTGATGAATTAAAAAACAAAGTAATTACACAGACACCTTTA